GTTTTGGCAACCTATTTTTGATGATACAGATTTCAAAGAGTTTATTAAAAAGCAATACACTATCGGCCATAAAGATATGGTAGAACTGGATCTCGAATGAAGGAAAACGTAGACTACGAATTAATCCCATGTGTAGCAGAAGACCGTTGGAATGTAAGAATTCTAACAGGCAATTTTGTAGAAACAGTAATACAGTTTGGTACACTTCGACCGAACATAGCAGAGGCAACTCTTAACTGGTCTATGCATATTGTAGAAGCGCCGAATGATGATGTATCACGAGATGATCCAGCATTCCAAGAAGTGTGTGGTGATATTTTATCTACTATTTTAGCAAATGATAGTTTACAATCAAATAAAAAAGTGATACAATAGTATCATGAACATAAATCTAGAACAAACCATACTTCGTAATCTCTTGGTTGACGAAGTCTATATGCGCAAAGTATTACCGTTTGTAAAACCAGAATACTTTGAGGGTGTATATAAGTCACTTTTTATAGAAGCCGGTAAGTTTGTTGGCAAGTACAATAGACTTCCTAATCTTGAAGCCTTTAAAATAGAAATTGATGATGGCAACTTTAATGAGGAGCAATATAGACATGCTATTGAAATATTACCAGAAATATTTAGTAAAGATAAAGTCGACCAACAGTGGCTTTATGACACAACTGAAAAATGGTGCCAAGATCGTGCTTTATATAATGCTGTTATGGAATCTATTACCATTATTGATGGCAAGCACAACACTCTCACAAAGAATGCCTTACCTGATATCTTAAACAAAGCACTTGGTGTTACATTTGATACTGCTGTCGGTCATGACTATATTGAAGACGTGGAACAAAGGTATGAATACTATCACACAGTTGAAGATAAAATACCATTTGATCTAGATTATTTAAACAAAATTACAAAGGGTGGTCTGCCAAAGAAAACTCTGAATATTGCACTTGCCGGTACAGGTGTAGGTAAATCATTGTTCATGTGTCATGTTGCTGGTAGTCATTTGACTCAAGGTAAGAATGTTCTCTATGTTACAATGGAGATGAGCGAAGAAAAGATTGCTGAACGTATCGATGCTAATCTATTGAATACACCGATCGATCAGATCGAAAACTTATCTAAGAATATGTTCACTGAGAAGGTACATGCACTGACAAAGAAAACTTGTGGTAAACTTATCGTAAAAGAATATCCGACTGGTGCAGCCAATGTAAATCATTTCAGATCATTACTTAACGAACTAAAACTAAAACGTGACTTTGAAGCTGATGTCATCTTTATTGATTATCTTAATATATGCGCATCGTCACGAATGAAAACTATGGGAGGATCTATCAATTCATACACATACATTAAAGCAATTGCAGAAGAACTACGCGGCCTTGCGGTCGAGTTTAACGTACCGGTCATCTCTGCAACGCAGACGACTCGTTCGGGTTTTTCTAACTCGGATCCTGGGCTTGAAGATACGTCCGAGTCTTTTGGATTACCCGCAACCGCCGATCTAATGTTTGCACTTGTATCATCTGAAGAACTCGAGAAGATGGGTCAGATCATGGTCAAGCAGCTCAAGAACAGATACAACGACATATCAACATACAAGAGATTTGTACTTGGTATAGATAAATCTAAAATGCGACTTATGGATGCTGATGAGAACGATCAAAACTTGGTACAAGATACTCCGGCATTTGATGCAACTAAATCAGGTCAAAGAGTTGACGCAGAAAAATTTGTTGATTGGAAAATACAATGAAAGTAAGACTAGTAAGTTATTCTAAAAGTGATACTACAGGTTTAGATGACGTAAAAGATTTAATCGCATACTGTGCAAAGGTATCTAATCCTTCAGGTCAGATGAATATGGAGAAAGCAGACAAGTTACTTGCTTATCTTATAAAACATCAACACTGGTCTCCATTTGAAATGGCTAATGCCTGTCTTGAAATAGAAACTACAAGAGATATTGCACGACAGATGCTACGTCATAGATCATTCTCATTTCAAGAGTTTAGTCAAAGATATGCAGACCCTACAAAAGATCTTAATTTTATTATACGTGAAGCACGTTTACAGGATAAAACAAATCGTCAAAATAGTATAGATACTAGTAATATACAGTTGCAGATGTTATGGGCTGCACAACAAAATAAAGTTATAACTGCTTCGAAAGAGGCATACACATGGGCCATTGCAAATGGCATAGCGAAAGAACAAGCGAGAGCCGTTCTACCAGAAGGATTGATGGAAAGCCGTCTCTTAATGAACGGCACGATTCGAAGCTGGATTCATTATATTGAATTACGATCTGGTCATGGCACACAAAAGGAGCATATGGAAATTGCTCGTGCTTGTGCTGAAGCTATCGCAACAATATTTCCAATGGAGAAAATTAAGCCTATGGGTAAAGTTATGTCACGAACAGAATCTCAAATTCTTGATAATGCATATTGTGAAATTAAACTAACACCAGACTCTGATACATTTTACATAGACTTTTTTGTAGAAGGAGAGAATGTAAAAACTGAAGAGTTTCCAGGCAAATCAATTCACTTCTTAAATAGTGCCGCAGAAAACTGGGCAGTAGGGATTAAAAAAATATAAATGAAATATCATTATGCTGATAACGGCTGGACCGTTATCGTTGACGAAAATATAAATGACTTATCGACCGAAGATATACTACGAGTAGGCAGACTTATCGTAAGTAATATGGTTGTTGTCTTTAAAAAACAAAAGCTTACTACAGAAGATGAACTTAGATTCTGTTGGATAATAGGTAATGTACAGCTAACTGAATATGATAGAACTAAACACATATCACTAGTTGACGGTATACTTAGAGTTACAGGTAAGAAGAACGATGCAGGTGAACCAGGATTATTTGGTCATACAAGTGCACTCGACTGGCATTCAAATCAAGCAAGCAGCAAGGATCGTATGCCACTCATATGGTTGTACGGATTAGAAGGTACACAAGGTAGTCGCACATCTTGGATTAATATGATTGAAGCTTGCAGAGATTTGAGTATCGAAGATCGTATGGACTTACGAAAAAAGAAAGCATACTTCGGATATGAAGACGGCAAGTATAGTACAAGCCGATTCTTCCATAACCATGTAAACAAAGAGAATCTATTTCCACTTATAATGGATAATGCAGGCGGCCACGAAGGATTATACTTTCCATTCTTACAGATGTTTGGTATGGAAAATACATCTCAAAAAGATTTTGATGAGATAATGAAAAATCTTACTGCTCATGTAACTCAAGAAAAATATACATATCATCACGATTGGGATGACGGAGACGTTGTACTATCTGAACAATGGTTAAGTATACACAAACGCTGGGAGTTTAAAGATATGGAAAAAAGAGTATTACATCGAATTGCTTTTGATTATAGTAACATTTATGGTGTACAAGACGATGAAAACGTGGTATAATATATATTGAAACAACAAGGAATATATAATGGAAATGACACTTGAAGAATTAGAACTAAAGACTAAACCCTATTCATGCGATGCGTATGAACCGCTAGATAAAAGAATTTATACTGATATTGATTACAAATTTAACGAAGCTAATCTTATTAAAGAATTTAAAGATTATATTGATTCTACATATAGTTCGCACTATTCTCAAAACGGTTTTCAGTCTACAGAGATTATTATTGAACGTGGCCATGGTACAGGTTTTTGTATGGGCAATATTGATAAGTATTCGAATCGATATGGTAAAAAAGGCAACCATGCCGAACAGCGTAAAGATCTAATAAAAATAATGCATTATGCATTACTTCAACTTTCTATTCATGATAACTTAAAAAAGTAACATATTTGTCACACCCTTAAAACCCTAGATGTAATAAATATTCGCATAGTAACTATCATGAAAGGAAATTACTATGGACGTACTAACTAAAGTCAGAAACTGGGCTGCTGGCCTAGCTGACGTAGGCGTATCACTTGCTGCATTAGCGATCATCGTCGAAGTTCTAGGAATGGGCATTATGCCATTCATGGGCGACGTAAGCGTAATAGACAATGTATCAAGCATAATGAGTTCTCTTGGAGCTGAAGGATTAATCGGTTTAGTAGCTGTATGGATCCTATGGTCAATATGGGAACGCAAATAATAGTGTAACTATTATGTCACACAACAAAATTTAAATAGAATTATATTGTGTACAAGTGGTCTTATTTAGTGTATTATAGCTAAATAAGACTGCAGTTGCTGAAGCAATTTGAAATCGGATCGGACTTGGGGGCGGTACCCAACGACTCCACCACAAGCACATTCACTGAGTGTGTTTTTATGGGGTCGAAATAGAATCGACGGACGGTGTAGGAAAGTGGAGACTGCCGGGTGATCGCGCATAGATCAAACAAACTAAACGCAAACTCAAATTTTGCACCTCGTGAATTCGCTCTAGCAGCATAATTTAACGGAGCTGGTGACTTGCTTGGCAACAGAAAAGTCACACATAATTTCATAACAAGGAAAAAATATATGAAAAATTTACTACTAGCTTCTGCGCTAGTTGCTTTCTCAAGCACAGCTGCATTCGCTGAAGGCGGACCATTGTCTTCAATCAAACCAGATGCATCTCTAGAATATGCATTCGAAGCAAAAAAATGGTCAGGTGACGTAGGCGTAACTGCTAGCGTTTATGGCATCTCAGTTAGACCAGCTGCAGATTTCTCTTACTCAAGTGGAAACTCAGTTGCATTAGATGGTTTCAATGTAAAAGGCACTATGCCTTTAGCAGGCGGAATGTCAGCTTATTCAAAATTGTCTATGACAAACAAAATGAAATATAGCGATGTTACTTTTGGAGTCGCATTCAGCTTCTAATAGGAGTTTATGATGGATAAGATACAAGTTTTCTTGCTAAAGTTATTCAGAATAAAAATAAAACCTCAAGTGAAATATCTTGGGGGTAAGGGGACTTAGCGTCCCCTTTTTACATTATAGATATAACCATGAAATATTATATCACTGGGACTCGACGTGGTCTCGGCAAAATATTAAAAGATTCTTTAAATAGTGTAAGTACTATGGAAGAATCCGATGTGTTTATTAATTGTAAATATGATGGATTCAATCAAGTTGAGTTATTATACGATGCAACCGAACTTGGCAAGCGCGTTATTAATA